GAGGTCAACGATGCAGCTGTGTGGGAATCCATACAGAAGGGCGAGATCACAGGCTTCAGCATGGGCGGACTTGCCACAAGATCGGACGAGGATGTTGATCTGAGCGCAGAGGATGTCGAGAAGGCAGAGGACAGCGGCGAAGCTGCTGATTCCCTGTTCGGACGGATCACCAAAGCGATCAAGGATGTATTCAGCTCCGAGAAGAAAGCTGTGGCAAAGGGTGAGGTGGCAAATCGGTACAATGCCGAGGTCAAGGGGGACAACCTCTACACGGCATGGTATGCGCTCCGCGAGACTCTGGAAGGCTATCAGTATAACGAGTCCACAGGTACCTGGGGATGGGGATACACAGCTGATCCGGACAAGATCCGCGAAGCTCTGTCCGATTTCTCGGCCATCGTAACCAAGATCCTCACTGCCGATGATATCGTTGGTGAGATCGAAAAGGCAGCAAAGGAGGCTCCGGTCCAGAAAGCCGGAAAGTCTCTCAGCTCAAAGAACTACAACGCACTGAAGACTATCTGTGGCAACCTTCAGAGCTTCCTTGCAGAGTTTGAGGACGGGTCAGACGACGCAGAGGCCGGGGACGCAGGAGATGGTGCCGGAGTAGAGAAAAGCGACAAAATGACAAAGGAGGAAATCGAGATGACAAAGTCAGAAGTCGAAACCCTCGTTACTGAGGTTGTTAAGGCACAGCTTGAGCCGATCACTCAGCAGATCGCTGAGATCACCAAGGCAGAGCAGCCGGAAACCAAGGCCGAGGAAGTAACCAAGGATGGCAATGACGAATCCAAGGCTGATGACGTCACCACAGACGTTGTTAAGAGCGTTGTCACAGAGGCGCTGAACGAAGCTCTTGCACCCATCACCCAGCAGATCGACGCCATCAAGAAGTCGAGAGCCCTTCCGTCAAATCTGAATGACGGCCCGGACTCAGAAGTTATCAAAAGTGATGATACCCACTATCTTCACGGAATACTGTAAGCAAGGAGGAAAACAAAATGCCTACGACAAATGCTGAAATCCTGAAGGCTGTCATTGACACAGCCAGCGTAACTCATGGCCTTCTCAATCCGGAGCAGGCAGCGAAGTTCATCCGTCAGACCTTCGATGCAACTACTCTCCGTCCGCTGATCCGTCACGAGATCCGGAAGGCTAAGACCGGCGAGATCGACAAGATCGGTATCGCATCCAGAATCCTTCGGGCAAAGACCGAGAACACGGATGATGGTTACAGAGCAAACCCGAGCTTCGGGCAGATTACTTATGCAACCACAGCCGTTCGTCTGCCCTGGGAGATCACCGAGGAGACACTTCGGGAGAACATCGAGGGACAGGGCTTCGAAGCTCTTGTAACCGATCTGATGACCGGTCAGCTCGGCCGTGATCTGGAAGATCTGGACCTGAATGGTGACGAGACTTCCAACGATGACTTCCTGAAGATCAACACCGGCTGGGTTAAGCAGATCGAGACCGACGGCCACGTTGTTGACCGTTCCGGCATCGACGGCGGCGCTATGAGCCTGGATGTGTTCTACAAAGCACTTGGTGCTATGCCGAACAAGTACAACAACGGAAAGCTCCGTTGGCTCATGAGCCCGCACAGATACCAGAACTGGATCTATCAGCTGCTCAATGCTGCTGTATCCAGCGGCGGTATCATCACCGACAACCGTATCGAGAACCCGGCAGCGATCCCGGCCATCACATGTGCAAACATGCCTGATGACAAGATCATCCTGACCGATCCGAAGAACCTCATCGAGGTTTCTACCTACGGTGTGCAGATCCGCAAGACCACCGAGGGCAAGGAAGCCATCATGCAGGATAAGCGGTTCTATGTATGCCACCTCGACTTCGATCCGATCATCGAGGAGACAGACGCAACCGTTATCGTCAAGGGTCTCGCTTCCCTCAACTAAGGAGGTGCCTTATGCGGCTTAAACTGATCAAAGGTAAGTCGTACACCGGTATCGTCCATGCAACAGCTGAAAATCCCGTGATCGAAGTAGACGAGGAGGTGGGTATGATTGCACTCAACACCGGCTACTTCGAATCACTGGATGTGGCTGCACTGACGCAGGAGGAAGTTCCGGATACGGCAGAAGATATCGAGGAACCCGAAGAGCCTTTGCAGTACGGCGGAAAGCATCTGCTCGAGATGAACAAGTCTGAACTGGAGACTTTTGCGGCTTACAAAGATGTGAACATCAGGAGCTGCAAGACCAAGGCAGACATCATCAAGGCTCTGAAGAAAGCCCTTCCGGCCAGCGAGTTGGAAGGCGAAATCTACTACGGGAGCCCTACCATGGTAGAGCTTCAGGAAGAAATCTTTTAAGGAGGATTAAACCATGAATCTGACAGCAAGCAATTTTGGCGAGTGCGGAAATGTACAGGCATTCTTCGTGAAGACCGTTAAGTACAACGACACTGATATCGCTACAAAGGAAGCTGTATTTGTTGCTCCGGCAGACATGCTCATCACCCAGGTTGGTGTTGATGTGACCACAGCTTTCAATGCAGGCACGACCAATGTGCTGACCATCGGTACCAACAGCGATGCAGACAACATCTGCGGATCTTCTGATATCGCTGAGACCCAGGGTGCAAGCACAAAGGCGGTATTCGTTAAGCTGGCGAAGGGCGACAAGGTCTATGTGAAGTATGCACAGACCGGAACCGCAGCTTCTGCCGGTGTAGCTGACATCTTCTTTGTTGGCACCCAGATCCCTGCGTAAGGGGGTGAAGGCATGGCATCAAGACCGTGGGTCACGCCTACGCAAGTGAAGGCATATACCGATCTTCCGGATGTGGCCGCGAGGACGGATGCCAAGCTTGCCGTTGATATCCAGCGGGCTGAGGCTTACATCATCAAATACTGTCATCAGGATTTTAGCGGGGAGGAATACACAACCATCCCCGCTGATGTAGCCACTGCGGATATCATTCTCTCCGAGTATTACGCTCACAAGCAGGGTAGTATCGGGAAGTACAAATCAGAGACCTTCGATGACTGGAGCTACACTTCCGGGGAGTCGGAGTATCTGGTACAGACGCTTGGAATTGACGGATTGCTGGATCCCTATGTGGAGACCTCGGCATCCGGTAAGTTCAATATGCGTCTCAGGAAGCTGTAAGGAGGTGGTCTTATGGCTTGGGAGGATATGCTCAACCACAAATGCGACATCTACCATGTTGACAAAAGTACGGAAAGCCTTGGGTACGGAGTGTCCGATACGGAACATTTCAGTTATCCTGCGACCGCTGACGAAGCCGATGTTGCCTGTCATTTCCATATCACGACAGGTCAATATGTGGTCAGCCAGACGGAACCGACGAACAACTATGATGCTCGCGTGAAGTTAAGCCTTCCGTTCGGCACAGACATTCGGATCAATGACCGGATCGTGTCGAAAGAAACCGGATTCGCATACATAGCTGAACTTCCGAGGGTGATACGAAATAACCACCATATCATCGTCTATATCAATCGGGAGGACAGCGTGAAGGAGGCGGTATAGATGGGACAGTATATTTCCGTCGATGTATCGCAGTTGCAGGAGTTCGCAGATAAGCTCACAGCGGCCGGGGCCGGAGATCTTCGCAAGGAGTTCGAAAAGTGGCTCGATGGTATCGGTATGGAGTTCCTGCGGATCGTCAGCGAGGAGATCATCAATCGCAAGGTTGTTGACACTCGACTGCTCCTCAACTCCTTCACAAAAGGCAATTCAGGCAATGTGTGGACCATGAGCGAAGGCGGCCTGACCTTAGAGGTCGGCACCAACGTGGAGTACGCACAATGGGTCAATGATGGACACAAGCTGAACCCACCAGGAGTGGATAAGCGGTGGGTGCCCGGATACTGGAACGGAGATCGCTTCGTGTACCAGCCCGGAGCAAAAACCGGAATGCTCTTAAAACAGCAATGGGTTGAGGGCAAGCACTACTGGGAAGCTGCCGTTCGGATCATCGAGCGGATGCTGCCGACATTGATCGAAGCAAAGTTGAACCAATGGCTCAGTAAGTATTTTGGAGTGTGAATATGGCACGGAATATCAGTCCAGAAGTAGCCGGGTTCGTGCACTTCATAGATGCGCTGAACCTCGGCTTTGCAAAGTCCTATTTCGGGGAGGTGCCCGAAGGCTTCGCGACACCATCTATCTACTATCCGCCACCAGAAAGAGAAAGCCTTCCTTTCTCGACAGGATCCTATCAGGTCGAGTATGCCTTGTATATCAAGGTATTCGATAAGGACAGTCTTTCATCTGACTATCTGGCGGAGCAGATCACGGATGCGATCATGACAGCCGGACGGAAGATCCCCACATACGACGCGAGCGGTGTCAAGGACGGACACTGGTTCCACGTTAACGAGTGTTCTGCGCGAAACATCGAAACGGGTGTGACGCAGATCTACATCACATACAAGGTGCAGAGAGGCTACTATGAAGAGCCTGTTACTCCGGCAAGAGTTATCCACTATGCCGGCCTGCCAACCAACGTAGAGGAGGATTCCCAAAATGAGCAACAAACAGAAGAATAGTGCTCCTGCCAAAGAAGCCGCCACGGTTGAGAAGGCAGAGGCACCGAAGGTTGAAATGAAACCGAAGTTTCCCCTTGCCACTTTAAGGGCAGACTCGTACAAGCTGTTCGGAGTATCCACATCGACTTTCGATGGTGCGTTCTCCGAATATGACGGCGAGGACGAGCTTCCCATCAAGGAAGCTGGGGACATTATAAAGAAATGGCTTTCAAAGGAGGTAAAGTGACATGGGTGGAACATTCACTGGAAGCAAGATCCTTCCTGGAACTTATGTGCGCTATAAGTCCAAGAAGACCACATCCCCCGGGAGTGCTGTAAGAGGTATCGCTGTGGTACCGCTGATCGGCTATGACTGGGGCGGTGCAAGCGCAGCTATGGTCAGAATCGACTCCGATTCTCCGGATGCGAACCTGGCACAGATCGGCCGTTCGGTTTATGCCGACGATGCGATCGTGCGTCTGATCGCTCTGGCGCTGGAAAATGCAGAGACCGTCTATGCATACATTCCGGCTTCGACCACAAAGGCAACAAAGACGGAGACTTTCTCCACCAACAACACCCTGACCGTAACGGCTAAGTACGGCGGAACCAGAGGCAATGACATCACCGTTTCGGTGGTTGCTCGTACAGATTCCGGCTTTGACGTATCCGTTCTGGTTGACGGCGTAGAAGCGGAGAAGTTCGAGAAGGTGGCCGACATGACGGCGATCACCGCTCTGGAGAGCGAGTGGGTAGTATTCACCGGTCAGGGAACTCTCGGTGCGGTTGCATCCATGGTTCTGACAGGCGGTGCTGATGTTACCCCGACAGCTTCCACATGGACGGACTACCTCGACGCTCTCGAGGGAATCACCTTCAACACCGCAGCTGTTCCGACAGAGACTTCTACTGTTCAGTCCGCAGCCATCAGCAAGGTTAACTCCATGCGTGATAATGCCGGAAAGACAGTTCAGTTCGTAATGCCGAACAACGCTGCAAACAATGTCGGCATCATCAACGTGTCCAACAGCTTCGCATACAGCGATTCCGACCAGCTGACCGTAGGTCAGGCATGTGCCTGGGTTGCCGGAGCTGAGGCAGGAGCTGACAAGGTTACTTCCAACACCTACAAGGTTGTTCCGAATGCTGACCGTGTGGTTGGTGCTCTGACCGTTGCAGGGCAGGAAGCAGCTGTTAAGGCCGGCCAGCTGTTCTTCATCACAGATGATGCAGGAACCGTTGTTGTATGCTACGACATCAACAGCCTCGTTTCTCCGTCTGCTGATCAGGATCTCAGCTACCGCAAGAATCGCGTAATCCATACGCTCGATTCCTTCGCGGATGACCTGAGACTGAACATCAAGCCGAACATGTTCAACAACAATGACGAAGGATGGTCCCTCATGGAGGGTATCGGCCGCAACCTGCTGATGCAGTACCAGGCTGACAATGCCATCATGAACGTCAATCCTGAGGAGGACTTCTTCGTGGACAAGACCAGAACTTCCGGTGATGAGTGCTACTTCGAGGTAGGCATTCAGCCGGTAGACTCCGCAGAGAAGCTCTACTTCACGATCAATACACGATAAGGAGGGTTGAGAGATGGCAGTTAATAAGAACGGAATCAGCCTTCGCGAGGGCTCCATCTATATCGATGGCAAGAAGGTTGCAGAAGCAGCTACGCTCACCATCAACTTCCAGCCGGAGGTGGCCACTCACCGTGTACTCGGTGAAAAGGGCATGAACCGCCGCTGGATCGGCAGGGACATCACAGGTGCTCTGACCGAGTGGAAGTCCACCAAGTGGCTCACCGAGAAGATTCAGCAGTACGAGAAGACAGGCGCTACTCCGGAGCTGAAGATTCAGGGCTACCGTCTGGACAAGAACTCCGATTTCTACAAGAACACCAAGAAGGCAGAGACCGTTACTCTGACCGGTGTTGTTCTGACCGGAGATCTTCCGCTGATGGCACTGGATACCGCAGGTGAGCTGGTTCAGCAGACCGTCAACTTCGGTGCGAAGGACTGCTCTATCGCGTAAGCGGCAGATGCAACAAAAAAGAAAACGGCTTGTCAGTGCCCCTGATAGGCCGTTTTTCTTTTTAATGGGTATTTATATCAAAAGCGAAAAAAAGAGCCCGTACGGTCAAATGAGCGGGCACAGGAAAGGAATTAGGTGAACTCTATGGCTAACTCAAAACTTGCGAGATTTATGAGGCCTGAAATGAAGGCCGAGACGATCATTGATGTAGTGATCAAGGACAAAGACGGGAACGATATGCCTCTGAAAGTCAAGAGGCTGACACAGAAGCGCATCTCTGAACTGAGGGATATCTACACCACGAAGAAGCCTGCGTATGACAAGAACGGCAATCCGCTTGTCATGAACGGCAGGATCGTGTGGTCCGAAGATCGTGATGTCGAGAGCTATTCCCGTATGCTCCTGGTTGAATCACTGGTAGAACCTCAGCTTGACGATCCGGAACTGATGGAGTTCTTCGGAATCGATGATGTGGTAGACATGCCCGGTGCAGTCTTCACACCTGACGAGATCCGGCAGATCTCCGATATCACTGGCAATCTGGTTTCCTTCCGGAGCCTGGAGGATATCAAGAAAGAGGACATTGAAGAGGCAAAAAACTAATTGAGGAGACTCCGGGAAGCATAGCCTGGTGGATGGCCTACCTGTTCGTTAACTACGGGGTAGCGCCGGAACGGTTCTATGAGATGGAGCCTCAGCTCAAAGCATTCTATATAGCAGCAGCGAAGTATGCGGATGAAGATACCGACATACTGATACACAGACGGATTATGTAGCGAAAGGAGGAGATCATGGCCAACCTGTCAGTAATTTTTAACATGGTCGATAACATATCCCAGAAGTTGTCGGGCATGGGACGGGAGATCGGGAATGTGGCCGACTCCTTCGAGTCGATTGAAGATGCGTCCGATTCCGCTTTTGATTCCGTTTCGGACGGAGCGGACACCGGCGAAAGGTCGATGCAGGAGTTCGCACAGAGCATTGCGGACGGCATGGTGGAATCTTTTCAGGAGATAGCCCAGGAGGCTGGGCTTTCCGAAGATGAGATAGAAGCCACCATGGGAGAGCTTCCGGACTTCTTCAGAGGCATCGGGGACGGCATGGAACAGGAAATGTCGGTACTGGATGCAGCTATGCAGAGATCCGATAAGGAAGTGGAAGAGCTCGGAAAAGAGTTCAAAGAAACAGGTAGAAAGGGCAAGGAGTCCGGGGACGATATGAAGAGCGCCATGCAGAGCGTGGAAAGCCTTCTCGCCGCCGGTGGAGTGGTGGCCGGTCTTCGGAAGATCGCCGGAGCCTTTGCAGAATGTGCCGAGGAAGCCGAAAAGGTGGAAACGTCCTATGCAAAGCTGGAAACCATCGCCGGATCCAACTCCATGCCTCAGCTGACATCACAGATTCGTGATTTGTCATCCTCAACCGGGATAGCAGCTGCTGACCTGGCGGACGTTGCATACAATGCAATCTCCGCCGGTACAGCGGTTGAAGACTCCGTAACCATGGCAGGAACAGCCTCGAAGCTGGCCACCGCCGGTTTTACGGATACATCATCGGCATTGTCCGTGCTGACAACGGCCATGAACGCTTATGGAGATTCCGCAGGATCTGCTATGGAGATTGCAGACTCCCTGATCACGGTCCAGAACCTCGGTGTAACCACCGTCGCAGATCTGTCCGCTAACATGGGTAAAGCGATCGCAACGGCATCCGCTTACAATGTGGAGCTTGGCAACCTGGAAGCTTCATACATCAGCATTACCAAAGCCGGTATCAATACAGCAGAGGGTACCACCTACATCTCCTCCATGCTCAAAGAACTGGGCACGGAGAGTTCAAGCGTGGCCAAAACCCTCAAAGAGGAAACCGGAGAATCCTTTGCTTCTCTGATGAAGCAGGGATATTCCCTTGCAGATGTTCTGGGCATCCTCTATACATCGTGCAACAACGATGCAACGGCTCTTATGAACCTGTGGGGAAGCGCCGAAGCCGGAAAGGCGGCCAACGCTATCGTTTCCCAGGGATTGGAGCAGTTCAATGACAATCTGGTTACATTGCAGCATAGTGCCGGTGCAACCGAGAAAGCGTATGAAACCATGGCGGACACAACCGAGTTCGCCCATAACAAGATGAAAAACTCCCTGACCAACCTCAAGGTGGCATGGGGTAACAATCTGAATCCGATGCTCGAAGGTCTGTATAAGGCCGGAGCAGTCATCTTTGACGGCATCGCAAATCTGGTTGAGAAGTGCCCAATCATCACAGGTCTTGTCACTTCGATTGCGGTTACTGTCGGGATCCTGGCGGCGGCTGTCGCAGGCTATACCATCGTTACGAAGATCGCAACGGCGGCAGAGGCGGCATATACCGCTATGCTCGAAACATCAGCTGGTGCCATGACATTGAAGATCGGTCTGATCGGCGCGGCAACAGCTGCTATCGGTCTCCTGATCTACTCGATCATGTCCTCCACTGAAGCGGAAGAAGAGATGAGCGCCACTACCGAGGATATGAACAATGAGCTGGCCGATCTGACGCAAAAGCATGAAGAGGCGGTTGCGGCCTTCGGCGAAACATCAGCTGAAGCGCAGGAACTGGAAGGCAGAATGAATGAGCTGTCTGAGTCTATCGAAAAGAATGGCCAGACCTTGGAAGAGTTCTACGATTCCATAGACACGCTGGTTGATGCGCATGATGAGATCGTCAGCAGCTTCACGGCCGTTCGGGACGAGGCAGAAAAGAACCGTGTGGCATCCGGAAACCTGATCAATAGGTTGAAGGAACTGTCTACGAGCACGGATAAGTCCTCAAAATCCCAGGGCGAGATGGAAGCCATCATCAAGCGGTTGAATCAGATGTATCCGGAGCTCGGCATCTCGATTGATGATGTCAACGGAAGTCTGGATACCATGGCCGCAAAGATCGACGCTGTGAACGGTGCGACAAAGCAGGCTGAGTACGAAGCTGCACAGCAGGCATACGCAGACCTGATCGCAGAGCAGACCGACCTCGTTAATAAGCAGAAGGAAGCTGAGTATCAGCTCCAGAGAGCAAGAGAAAAATACTCGAATCAGGGTGCCCTTCAGGGTACATGGAACGAGTTGTGGGGATCCGGTGCAGTATCGGATCTCGACGATGCAAGAGCGGCATACGATAAGATCACGGCCGCAGTTGAGGATAATGCAGTCCAGCTGGAAGAAGCCAAGAAGATCATGGAGCAGTATCAGGATCTTACGACAGGCAATTCCGAAGAAATGGTTCACTCCTGGGATGCGGTTTCTATCGCAATAGCAAACCAGAAAGAAAACATTGAGAAGCTGGCTGAGGATTATCAGAAAGCGTATGATTCCGCAATTTCAAGCATTCAGGGACAGTGGAAAGCATGGGAAGATACCATTGACGGAGTAGAAGGACCGTGGGCCCTGTGGGACAAGGTCGAGAAAGCCCAGAAGGTATCTCTCGACAACATGCAGAAGAACATGGAAGATCAGCTGAACTATTGGAACAGCTATCAGGACAATATAGACGCTCTGCATGAACGCCATATCGCCGGGTTGGATGATATGGTGGCCGCCATTGACGATGGATCTGTGGAAGCTGCTGCATATCTGGCTCAGATGGCCACAGCTTCGGATGACGAGCTGAAGAAGATCATCCAGTCTTATCAGAACCTCCAGAATGCGCAGGATGTATCGCTGGACGATATGAAGCGTGGAATGCAGGACCAGATGAAGTTCTGGCAGGAATATGCCGACAATCTGGAAAACCTGCACGGCAGAAATATCGCCGGTCTCGATGCCCTGGTCGCAAGCATGGACGATGGTTCCGAGGAATCAGCGAAGTATCTGGCACTCATGGCCAAGGCTTCCGACGAGGAGCTGACGGCTATGGCCAAGCAGTATGAATCCTTGCAGACGGCTCAGGCGCAGACAGCTGATGATATGGCTACTCTGGCTACGGACTACGATGCAAGGCTCGACGAGATCGAGGCAAGCTTCGCCGAAACCGTGAACAATATGAACATGGAGGATGAAGCATATCAGGCAGCGTGTGCAACATTGCAGGGATACATCAACGGTATCAAGCACATGCAGGACTATGCGACATCTGCGGCGGCGGCTGTTAGTGCTGCTGTAAACCGTGAGCTTGGCGATACCGGAACTCCGAGCACTGGCGTTCCCGGTCATGCAGAAGGTACTACCTTCTCCGAGCCGTTCTATCTGGCTGGTGAGGAAGGTCCGGAGCTGATCAAATCCGGTGGAGGAGATGTGGTATTCCCGCATTCCGAGACAGAGAAGATCTTGAATGCGCTCAATGATCCGTATGACAATCTGAACAGGGAAGTATCTCCTGATTCAGAAAGAAAACAGATCGGAGAGGAAGTTGGAAGTGCAGATAAGGCGGCATCCGACAGCTTCTACCGGGAACAGGGCGGCATCTATGATAATGACTTCAGGCATATTGAGAAGCTCATCGAGTCGCTCGATACACCTCGGGAGAATGTATCCTACGGAGACACATCAACGGTGGCCATCACGGATGAGAGCAACCGAAGCAACAATACCTATATCGAATCATCTCAAACCAGCAGGAGCGAGAAAACCATCACGCTCAATATCAACGGATCCGGTTCTATTCAGTTGGATCGGAACGCCGACAAAGAGCAGGTGTGGGACGATGTAAAGGATGTTATCAAAGAAAACCTGATGGATATCTTAGCAGAAGAAATGCTTACCGGTTCCGATCAGGTATATGACTATTAAGAGGAGGGCTGGATATGGCAGAGATGTGGCTGTGCTATGACTCAGATAAGCAGTCGATGCAGTTTCCGGTTCTTCCGGAAAAGGTGACAATTCAAATGCCATCGAAGGACGAGAAGGTGTACGTCTACGGAAAAGGCGGCACCCTTCTCTCCAAGATGCCGGATGCAAAGGTTATCAAGTTTTCGAGCTTCTTTCCGAAAAAGCCATGCCAGGGGAGTATCAAGAATCCGATCTCCCCGGCAGACGGAGCTTCTTTCCTTTCTGCGGTGGCGCATTTGACGGTGCCGGCGAGGTTCATCTACTGCGGAGGCGGTGGAACATCCCACGCTTTCCCGTGCCGCATTTCCTACGAACTTTATGAGCAGGGCGGTGATCCTGGATCTGTGTACTTCACGATCACTGTAACGAAGGTGATCTCCACGCAGTATCGAAAGATCAAGATGAAGACCACGAGCCTGACGAATACGCAGACGAAGACCACGGCAAAGACCACGGCTACAACCGAAGGCCGGACGAGCACAAAGGTGCAGCCAAAGACCTATACAGTAGTCAAAGGAGACTGCCTGTGGAATATAGCCAAGAAGTATTACGGGAACGGAGCTCGTTACACAGACATCATCGCGGCGAATAAGAACATTTTCTCGGGCAAGCGAGCAAATAGCACGGTGATCTATGTCGGTGATGTGCTGGTGATTCCGTAGGAGGTGGCGTATGGCAATGCAGTTGATTATATACAATGCCTCCGGTTCCTGGGATTTCACCGACATGGTGAAGCAGGTGGTGTGGAGTGGTAAGAAATCCTCTGGACCACGAACTCTGGAAATGACGCTGGTTGATGATTACGACCGGCCGAAAGCTACGATTAGCATAAAGACCGTCGAAGGATGGACGGTGCAGATGTTCCTCGACGGCAAGGAGCTGTTCCGGGGAATCATCATGAAGCAGACGATCACGCAGAGCAAGGAGAACAAACTGAAAGCCTATGATGTGTGCGTGTATCTGTCCAATAGCAAGGACAGCTTCTCATATGAGAACTGGACGGTCAATCAGATCATCCGGGACTGCATCAAGAGAGCTGGTCTGATCCAGGGAACTGTGGTCGGATGTGATTTCAAGATCGAAAGTCTGAAGAAGTCAAAGACCACATACTATGATGCCATGTGTGAAGCAATGTCAGCAGTATATAAGGCAAAAGGCGAGCGGTATTACATCCGGGCCAACGGTCGGACGATTGACTTCCTGCGAAGGAAAGAAGAGGCCAATCAGTTTGTTGTCGAGTTCGGCCAGAACCTAACTGGATATAGTTATACTGATTCCATCGAGAAGATTAAGACCAGATACCGAGTCTACAACAAGGAAGGACAGTTACTCAAAGAGGAGATCAACACTGCTCTGGAATCGAAGATCGGGACCTTCGCCGAGGTGGATACAGCGGAGAAGGACTACACCGAAGCTTCGCTGAAGGAGTTGGTAAAAACAATGATCGAAGAGAATGGATATCCTCAAAAGACGCTTTCTGTAAGTGCTATCGGCATTCCGGAGATCGTTTCAGGAGGGTGTCTGTATGTTGTAATCCCGCACCTGGGATTGAAGCAGACCTTTTATGTGGATGAGGATAAGCACACCTTCAAAGGGGAAGCGCACACCATGAGCCTGAAGCTGAACTTTGCGAAGAATATTGATGAGGCTGGATAGGAGGTTCTATGGATAATTTGGAAGGCACAAGCCTAAAAGAAATGTTCGTCAGAATATCCGAAAAGTCCCGGGTGCCGGTATCTATCGAGACTGGAACTGTAACGCAGGCCAGTCCGCTGAAGATCACTCTGGAAGCAGACACGAAGATCCAGCTGACAGCTGTCGATCTGGTTGTTCCGGAGAATATGAGAGCGAAAACGGTATCAATCGGAGGCGTGTCCGTCACGATCCAGAAGGCGTTGGCCAAGGATGACAAGGTTTATATGCTGTGCTATGCGAACGGCAAGAAGTACCTTGTTTTGAGTAGAATATAAGGAGGGAGGCTATGGAACTTGCTGAAACAAGCCTGGTTCTCGGCGTGGATATCATCGAGGAAGAAACGAGCGAGAGAACAAGGACATACAATATCGACTTCGAAAACGGCAGGATCTACGGCTTTTGTGATGGCCTCGAAGCATGTAAGCAGGCTATGACAAAGATCCTCCTGACGGAGAGATTCAAGAACCTCATCTACTCGGACGAGTACGGATCGGAGGTTCTGGACGCATTCATGGCGGGCAGTTTTTCGGACGAGTTTCTGGAAACCGAGATCCCGGCGCTGGTAACGGAGGCGCTGATGGAGGATGTCCGGGTGTTGAATGTGGATAATTTCAAGTTGAATTTGAAGGGAGATGAGGTTGACATCGAGTGCGATGTAACCACCATCTACGGGGACACAAGGGTAAAGGCGGTGATGTAATGTACGAAAACGAGCAGAGTGAGGACTATTGGAAGGCCATAGCCGAGGATATGGGCGAGGCGCTGAATGTTGACACCCGCGAGGGCTCCGTCTACATGGATGCAGCCGCCGGACATATCCTCAGAATAACGAAGTTCTACAACGATCTGACACAGCTTCAGACGATGTACTCGGTCAATACGACCTATGGAGACATCCTGACGGAAGCAGCTGCCCGGGATGGTATCAACCGGCATCCTGCGACACCGTCCTATTGGAATGGAGTCTTTGTTGGTACCACACCTCCGAACGGAACGGTTTTTCTGTGCGGAGAATACTATCTGACATGGCAGGCGGTTGGAGATACAACGCTGCTGGTGGCGCAGATTTCCGGCGCTGAAACGAATGATCTTGTTCCCGGTGCTCAGCTGATCCCGATGGAGAACATCGAAGGTCTGACATCGGCCACTCTCGGATCGCTGGTGACAGCTGGTGTGGATGAGGAGAGCGACGATGCCCTCCGAACCCGATGGAGAGAAGCGAAAGCAGGTCCGGCAGAGAACGGAAACCGCGCTCACTACAAGAAGTGGTGTGAGGAAGTCCAGGGAATCGGCCGTGCGAGGATCCTCCCCCTGTGGGGTGGTGAGAATACGGTCAAGGCGGTGCTCTTTGCAGCTGACGGCTTCACGGTCACGGATACCTTGGTCGAAGAGGTTCAGGAGTATGTCGATCCGATTGTGGACGGCTACGAAGTCGAGGTTGAGGGCACAACCTACACCTTTGGTGATGGCATGGGTGAGGGTGTGGCCAACATGGGAGCCCACTTCCTTGCAGTGTCCGCTGAGGCCTGTAATTTGACCGTCTCGGCCACTATTACGTTAAAGAGCGGTTGCACTATGGAGCAAGCAGAAAACGCTGCCACAGAGGCAATAACAGCCTATCTGAAAGACCTCGCTTTGAACACATCAGATGATAGCCAGGAGGTTGTCCGAATCAGTATGATCGGATCCATTTTGACCGGATTGGAAGAGATACTCGACTATGAGAACCTGGAGCTGAATGGCG